TTGTACCCAGCGCCAGACGTTAACGATGTACCACCTGAACGAAATTCCAGTATTTCACGACCAGAAGTGGGAGTGCATCTGATTGCGCCAGTTGAATTTCCTTTGAATATAAAGTATCCACTGTCAAAAACAAAAGTTTCAGTTCCCCCAATAGATACGTTAATTTCATCAGCAGCGCTTTTAAAAAATCCAGTGTTAGTATCTGAACCAAACGTTATTGAAGGAGTTGCAGAAGCCCCATCACCTACTAGAACTTCATCCATATAGCCTTTAGCCCAAAACTTACTTGAAGTCCCCAAGTCCCTTGTTGAGTCAGCATCAGGAACAATATCAGCGGCAACAGCGCTATAATCAGGAGTACCAGCAGGACCAGTTGGACCCGTTGGTCCCGTAGGACCAGTGGGTCCAGTACCACCCGCGGGACCCGTAGGTCCAGCGGGACCTTGAGGACCATCAGGACCATTAGGACCTGCGGGACCTGTAGGTCCAGTAGGTCCAGTCCCCCCAGCAGGACCAGTTGGACCTGTAGGTCCACTAGGTCCAGTAGGTCCAGCAGGACCTACCAAAGACGTTGCTGACCCCCAGCTACCACTTGATTTAGGTCCAAAGATTTCATTATCAGTCGTTTGAATATAGAAATCCCCGTCAGAACCAGTTGGTCCTGAAGGGTCACCAGAGCCATTAAGAATTGTTTTGCCGTCAGAACCTGAAGGTCCTGTAGGACCCGTAGGACCAGTACCTCCTGCGGGTCCAGTCGGACCAGCGGGACCAGTAGAGCCAGTCGGTCCAGCAGGACCGTCAGGACCGTCAGGACCAGTAGGACCAGCAGGACCTTGAGGTCCAGTTGGTCCAGTTGGACCCGTTCCGCTAGGTCCCGTAGGTCCCGTTGGACCTGTGGGACCAGTTGGACCCGTTGGACCGTTAGGTCCTGTAGGACCAACTAATGAAGTTCCTGACCCCCAACCAGAACCAGACTTAGGACCAAATATCTCATTGTCACCAGTATCTATATAAAAATCACCATTAGCGCCTGTGGGACCAGAGGGATCACCACTGCCATTAAGTATTTGTGCGCCTGTAGGACCTGTGGGTCCAGTAGAACCTGTTGGTCCTGTCGGACCAGCAGGACCTGTCGGACCTGTATCACCTTGTGGACCCTGAGGACCTGTTGGACCTGAAGGACCTGAAGGACCGCTTGGTCCTGTAGGACCAGCGGGACCAGTGGGACCTGCGGGTCCCGTACTACCTGAAGGACCTGATGGTCCTGTAGGACCATCATTTCCTTTAGAAGCTAACGTCTGCCAATACGCAGAATCACTCGGCGTATTCCCAGTCGTAGCTTGCCTCGCAACATACGAAGAACCGTTATATGTTACAACATCCCCAGCCGCATACGTTGTAGACGCTGAATACGTTCCTTCATAATCAGGACCATTAGTCATTGTTATCTCAACTTGCGGTCCTAACAGTTTCGTATATTGGATGTCTTTAGGCATTAGCCCTCCACAGCCGCAAGTCTTGTACTCAAATCTTTAACTATCGCGATCAATGGGGCAACAAGCATTTCATAATGAATGCCTTTTGGCGTTGTCGTATCTTCGTCATATGTAACAGCATAAGTCCAACCAGAATCATGCAAACTCTCAGCAGACAAACCAGCCTCTATAGGGGCAGAAGAATCATCGTTTATGTCTCTGTAATGAATTGGTCTAGCGTCTAAAATTTTATACGCATCGGATAAGGCAACGTCAGTAATGTCTTTTTTAAAACGCTCACTAGAAGTTAATTCTTTAATGCTTCCATCACTAAATCTACGCAAAGTAGCATAGGACCCAGTGCTTGTTTGAGGTAAAGCAGTAGACAAAAAAAGTTTGCCAGCAAAGCCTAAAGTATCGGTAGTTTGACGATAAATACCTGTGTTAGCATCATTGTGAAATCCTATAGCAGGTGCGCTACTAGTGCCGTCGTGAATCTTTATTTGCCCACCAAGAATGTTCAAATTCAAAGTAGCCGCAGTAGTAGCATCAGATTTAGATTGAATTTCATTTCCATCTATAGCTAGATGTTGCCCACTTCCATCAGCGCTACCTGTTATCAAAGCTCCAGAAACCGCATCAAGGTCAACATCATCACCACCAGCGATAAATGCCCTACCAGTAGCAATACTAAAGTCTCCATCAACAATTAATTTATCTGCTGATTGGTCCCATTCCATGTACCTACTTGGTGTGTCTCCAAAGAATTTAACATCATGTCCTGTTCCGTCTACGCCCACCGTAAACGTTCCTGTTTGTTGAGTATTGCCATTAACTGTCGTAGTGCTATTAAACGTAGTTGCACCAGCCACAGTTAAAGTAGACGACAAAGTAACAGCCGCATTAAACGCATTTGTTCCAGTAAACGTATTAGCCGTACCAAGCGCAGGCAAATTATTGTTAACGTAATTCTCTACATCAGTAAAGTTAGCGTTCATCTCTGAAGCAACAATAGCCTCACCAGCAGTAAAGTTATTTGTAACACTTAAAGTCATTATCTTAATCTCCTAGGTTTGTAAGTAAACATAATCCCGTTGACCTCCCAATCAACAGATTGAGAAGGTCCGTTAAATTTCAAAGCAACTGACTTAGCGTTACCTAAACTAGGTGCGCGAATAACATCAGTTATGCTAGATGCCGCCTCAGAAGCCCAAATAGCTGAATCCCAAAGACTGCCAGAACCAGATGAACTAGATTCCCAAGTATTCGTAGACGCACGACCAGCAACCTCAATAGTAACAATTCTATTTGTAGACGCTTTATCATAATCTTGATAAACGTCTATCTGCATAGACAAAGACGAAGCCGCATCCAAAACTATTTGAGGTCTACCCCAACGCTTACGCTCAACAGGATTCTTCCCTGCCAACCAAGGGGTAGTAAAATGTGAATCTATACGAACAGCAGTAGAACCATCATACGCGTCAGTAGGATTAGACTGTTCTAACTTAACAACACGACCCGTGTTAGAAGAACAAGCCCCCAACAAAAGATGCTGTCCATCAGGTGGCTTATGTGCATGAATTGTATCTGCATCAATATCTGATAAAGTCCAAGCATTAATACTAGGGTCAAACTGAAACACATGCCTTCGCGTAGTTTGAGTCCCTGACTTGTAATACTCCAACATATCTAAAGAGAGATACAAACGATTCTCAAACCAAGCCAACTCAGGAGGATTAGTAAAACTAATTCTTCCATTATCTATAGCAGGCTCTAGTTTAGTAAACACGTTCGTAAACGTTTCCCCGTTGTATAGGTAAACACCCCTTCGGTCATGCCAAAAGTACACGCCGAAAGGGGTTACCACAGGGGATGATAAGGGAGTAGAGCCAACACTTGTCGTTAACGTAGTTAACTGAAAAGAATCAGAACCAAATCCGTACATAGCGTGAACGCTATTAGCTTTAAATATAAGTAAACGATCTGCAAGAGGAGCAAATCCTGTAATGCCATCTCCACCTTCACCAAGGTTTACATCTACATAATCAGTGTCAGTCCACTTTTCAGGATTGTTTACATTTGACCAACGAACTCGTGAATTGTAGTACGTTCCTCCTTCACGAGTCTTGCCCACCCACGCAAAATTATTCCAAAAGGTAACGTATTGACCTATTGGAAAATTGCCCGCGGTTCCATCAAGAGTAACGCCCAAATCAGCGCCACTAGAACCATCCCACTTAAACGAAACTAAATCTCCAGAAACACCATAAAATACATTGTTCATAGTAGTGCCATACATTTTGGACGTTGCCGTCCTAGCCGTAGGTCCACTTAATGTGCTGAAATTACTACCTGTACTGTATTTAATGTTGCTACTAGAAGCACCTGTATTAGCAATAATGTGAGATGTTCCAGTGTCTGTAAAGAAAGAAGCTAAACCATTAATGTTGTGGGATTCAGCGCTACCATTAATCGCAGTTACTCCATTTCGTAATTTAATACCCCCTCTAGGGTCAACAGAAACATTCAATAAATCAGGAGATTCATTAGGCGCAAGATTAAATTGATCTGTGCGAAAGTTAAGTCCACCTTGGAAGTCTGCTAAAACTTCTGTTTTGTAACCCTGTTGCTTAGCCATAGCTACTCCCAGCTATAACGTAGTCTGTCAGGTAAAATACTTTGTGATCTCCAACGAGAAACATTCCTAGAATTAAGAACAAGGGGTTGTGGAGCAGGAGAATCAAGATACCTAGCCCTCAAATTATCTAATTCTCTTGCAAAAACTGCGTAGTATTGTTGCGCCATTTGAGGGTCTTCTTGTTGCTCGTAAGCACGAGCAACAGCGTAAGTCGCAAACAAAATATGGAAAGGGTCATCAAAATCAGTAGGTACAGCAGTATCAACACTGCCTACACCAAACGCTGATGGTTTAGCATAACCTCTTACATATATTGTTTGAGTTGACGAAGGTGAGGGATACAAACGAACTTTCTCAGCCCAATTAGAGAAATAGTAAACATCTCCAGTTGAGTTAGAATTTAAAGGATAAACGACATCACCGTCATCACGCCCAATGTAAGTAAGCACATGATCGTCAGTTCTAAGAGCCGCAACATCCCTTAAGCCTGTAGTTAAAATTGCTCCGTTAGTTTTTAAATCATAGTCAGAAGTCCCAGCAACGGTAGAAAAAGTAACTTCTGTTTCGTAAAAAACCCATCGTTTCTCAGAGTAAACTACTTGATCGTAGCCTTCTCCAATAAAACGATTAAGAATATCATCGGATATATCTGACGAATCTATATCAAGTATGCTCCTAACATACGTTCTCATTTCAGATATGTTCATGTCTACTTCCGATGAAAGTTACACAGATCGCTACCCGCAGGAGGTCGCCCTTTACAGGCTTCCCCACTGCGAGTTAGCGCACTGCATTTACCAACTTGAGTAGGCTCCGCTTGCATTGCGCTGGTATCAGGCACTTGCCGAACATTTCGCGAAGGTCCAACGCCGTTAGGTCGTGGAGTACTTTCACGAAAGTTTCTACTAGGCTGACCATAAGGTCTTGAACCAGCTTTATGTGCGTAAGCGTAACCTCTACCCATCAATAACCTTAGTCTGTTAGACCATAAAGTAGTCCCTGTCGGGAACGGTTACTTGTAGTTAGGTTACCGTAGCAAAGTATCTGTGAGAACACAGAGTCTTTGTCTGTTGGTCGTACAAACGGTGTTGGTTTAAACCAAACATCGCTGTGAGCAACAAGTTGCAGGTACTTTGTGTTCAAGAAGTACATTTTGCCATCAAGGTTTGAATCAGCATCAAACGTTATAGGCGCACCCTTGAACAGAAGGTTCTGGAACCCGCTGTCAGCCATGTCAGTATCCGTGTACCGAATTTGTCCAGTTAGTAAAGACTCATACTTTTCGTATTCGTCTTGATCTGTAATAATGATCGTAGGTTGATCGTTACCCACAGAAACATTGTTGTACATGGTTGCCATAGCCGCCACAGTTAAAGCACCACCTACGTTAGTAACTGATGATCTCCACCATGTGTTGTTAGAACCATCAGCCGCAATGTTACCAATAGCTGCACCGCTAGGTCCATCGTTACTTGTTCCAACAATACCGCCAATGCCCATCCAGTCTTTAGCGCTGTTACCAGCACCGTCTGCATAGAACATGGAGTTCATGTTTTCAATAATTGTTTCTTGGGTTTGGAAAATCTTGCCTTCTAGAAGGTCAATGATTTGTGCCTCGCCATTATTTTTAGCTTCTTCTATACCAGAAATGGTTACAGTTGCCGCGTACTGTTTCCAGTCGTACTCAGCGGCTGAAATGCCTGTCTGAGCAGTCGTAGAAATAGAGTCTGTGCCACTGTAGGAAGAAGCTGTTGAGTTTGTTCCGTAGATTACTGGAACGACTATCTTAGCACCACCACCTATGCGCCGAATTGTTTGACCATTTGTCAAAGCATAGAACAAAGGTCTAGCTGTGAAAATGTTGTCAACCAATTTTGGAACATAGTTATTTAAGGTAGTAGTAAGAATCTCATCAAAATTGCTGTTACCAGCCATATTCTTATCTCCTTAGAGGTTATAGGTTTAATTGTTCCTTAGCTAGTGCAAAAGCTTCCCTAAGGCTTGAAACTTCCTTCGTTGATTCACCTGAAGTGGTTTTAGATGCAGAAGAACCAGAAGTTACAACTGAAGCCTCACGTTTTTTAGATGTTATTTCTTGCTCTTGCGAAAGTTTGTCTGCAATAGACTTAACATCATTAAAACGCCAATGGGCGTAAGCCGCTTCCAAATTAGGAATCTGGTTCTTTATGGCATGATTTACCAATTCATTTTGGTCAAATTCTCCGTAAGTATCCTTAAGTTTATTTACTTCTTGCTCTAGTTTCTGAACCTTCTGGGCTTGTTCCTGAGCGGCAAATCTTTTATCTTGCTCTGCAAGTCTTTGCTCTAACATTAAAACTTTTCGCTCTGTTTCATCCATAGATTCCCACTCTTCAGTTTGTTGCACTTGTTGCACAGCATCCTGTTCGTTAAGTTCTACATTAAATGAACGAGCTAAAGTATGTAACGTAGCTTCAGGGTCTGCTTCTAAAGCCGACACTATTCGCTCTGCTTGTTGAAGCCTTTCACGTTCAGAGGCTATCTCTTGCGTTTTGCGGGTGTAATCCGCTTGCCTTTGATACCCATTTTGAAGTTCTTCAAGGCTGACCTGCGCTTCCTCACCATCAACTTTGACAGTATATGCAGGTTCCTGTGGTACTTCTTGAGAAGTTTCAAGGTTATCCGTTGTCTCTACGGGTTCTATATCTTCTATTTCTTCAGGCACAATGCCCTCCTTAGGAGTCTTAGGTTGATAAGTTGTTCCTATAAGTTAATCACAGTGTCCCAAATACTACAAGGATGGAAGCTCTAATCCCATTTGATTCTGTAATTGAGCCAGTATTTCAGGAGGTATCCCACCAGTAGGGGCAAACAATTCAGGGCTAGGAGCTACCCCACCCATACCCATGTCAGGCGACATAGGCGCACCCATATTCATTGGTGGTTGCTCAGGAGGCACTTCTCCCTCTTCAGCCATCATCTGAGGTGGTTGTTGTTGCATCAAGAACTTAGTAGGGTCTTGTATCCCAAACCCATACTCAAGAACATGCGTTGCTAAAGCCGCAGGGTCAATAACACTACCCACCAACGGAGCTATAGCATTCATCAGAGATATAGCTTGTTGTTTTCTAATAGTTTCATTCATAGGCTGTGTAGACCCAGCTTGCACACTAAAGTCATACTCTCCTACAATTTCTTCGCGAGAATACGGTATAAACGCATTATCGCCACCCTTCATAGCAACACGAGCCATTTGTTCACCAGTCATAAACTGTTGCATCAACTGAATAACCCTACGAGCTACATGCGAAATAGAAATCTCAACAATCGCTAACTTGTCAGCAGACCTAGCATTCTGTGCATCCGCAACAATAGACGCTTCCGTAGCTGTACGCCGTATTTCAGGCATAGCCCCACGAGCATACTCAGATATGCCAGAAACAGTATTAATGTCATTCTCTATAATGTTTGAATAATTATAGATTTCAGGAGACACTGGAATCTGAGGCATAGGCATAACTATTTCAGAAAGAGGCTTATTCTCATCTACCACAGGAACAAGGCGACCATCGTCCTCAGACTCAAGAGCTTCTCTTCCTTCAGGACCAAAAGAACGCTCGTGATACAAGTACTTGCGAGCATAACGTTTCCTGTCATTCATTAACTGGCTACGAGTCTTATCTAACTCTAATTGCAGAGGTTCTAAAGCCTCTAAATCTCCCATTGGGTAAAAATGATCGGGAACATCGTAGTTCCTAAGCATTACAAAAGGTTGCCCATACGCGTAAGGCATAGAAATTGGGTCTATCAGATACTCGTCACTATTCTCTGCATAAACCGAAAGAGTGTTGCCTTCCATATCGTAGTATTCCCAAATAACTACTCGTTCTTCAACATATTCGCTTTTGTCATCCCTATCGTGATAGTAAACACCGCTTTCTACGTTTGAAGAAGACAAACGTTTTCTAACTGAAGGCTTGTATCGCTTATCTGCTTTAGCCATATCCAAAGGACGTACTATTCTTTGCGCTATCCATTTAGCGTCTTCCATACATGTAGCTTCTGGGTCTACAAACACATCAAAAGGACTAATGCGTTCAACAAACGGTTGATCTTCTACGACACGCATAACTGTTTCAGGAACATTAGCTACTATTTCTTGATCTGTAGGCAAATCCATAGCCAAATCAGGTCTTTCCTGAGCAAACTGATTTGTGTCCATTAAGGCAGAAGTAATTAAAGCATCTCGTTCATTGTCAGTTATAGTTTGTTCTTGCTCCAAAAAACGCCAACCAACTTTAACCCAACCATGACCAAAAATTAAAAAGTCCTTAACAGCTCTTCTAAACGGTGTTCTAAAATCATGGTGTTTCCACAAATGATTAACAACAGCTTCTACAAAAACAGCCCTATTCTTGTCTTCTGGCTTATTAGCTTGGACAACAATCTTAGGATAATTAACTGCAACAGAAGGAGCTATAACGTTTACAGTAGAAAACGCTAAATTCACAGAAATCAAATCTTGCTTAGACATTAAATGCGAAGCAAAATGTTTACCTCGGTATAAGTCGTTTAATCTATGCCATGTCCTGTCTAAACCTTCTGAATCACGCCATTGTTTGCACATATCAACTCTGTGTTGTGCATCTTCAAGCATTTGAGAACGTGTTTTTTTAGCCATACTAAACCCTTGCTATGTTTCTACCCTGAGCTTTAGCTTCTGCTACTATTTTCTGCTCTCTTTGACGATCAGTTAAATCTTGCTCGTCAGGAGCTAATGCAACTGCCTTCCAGCCACGTTTCATATCAAAAGTAATGCCGTGTAACTTCAAACGGCGTTGATACAGTTCCTTCAGTTCTTCTTCAGGGACTTCGCCACGCAGATTAGTAACGTATTCTACAAATTCATCGTAGCTTGCCCCTTTGGGCAAGATCGCCATTACTAAGCGTCACTACCTGAGTAATTAGGCTGATGATGTGCAGGCTCAATGCTTCCTGTCATACCGTGTTGGTTTTCAGGAGTTGATCTAACTGCAATAGCGCCTTCATCGCTAGTTTGACTAGCGTATTTAGGGCTTTCCATTCTTTGTGTAGGGCTTTGGGGACCATGTGGTTCCCAAATAGGGTTACTAACAACACTGGAACCACGTTCCATACGGTTATTTTGACCCTTTGCACCGTCTATTGTCTCTGACGCACTTGTGTGCGATACAAATTTTCTTGCCATTAAGCACCTTCCATGTATACATATGCTCTATAAACAGCTTACAGTGTCCCACGAAGGTTGTGAACACCTATTTGAAACGCATTTTCAGCAGGTTCGTCAACTGCAAGCCTTGCAAACCAGTCAATAGTCCAATAATCGTCTACTTTGGGTGCATACTCAGGCTCATGCGCGTATTTTCTCATCTGGTTAGCCAAAGCAAGCGCCATAACACGGTCATCATAAGGAGAACCAGACATAGAACCCCTAGAGTTTCTAGTAAATGTCCGCAGTTCAGCCACAGTATGACTATCTTGAATAACTAGCTCGCTATTACGCAACGCAGAACTCAAATCATCAATCATCAAAGGTTTAGACGTTCGCGTAGTCTTCCAACCGTACTCTTGCCCAACCCTATTAGTCACACTGTTAAGTTGTCTACGCCTAAACAAATTAGGATAACCCAAATGACGCAACTCGGTAATTGTAGTCAAACCATGATTATTAGACTCAACACAACACAAAGCATTGTTATACCACAAACCAACAGAATGAACTTCCTCAGCAAGTAAATCAGGGGCTATATGCCCATGCCATATAGCAACTTGCTCCCCAGTCCCTACAGACAAAATTTGAATACAAGAATAATCTCCATGCCCTAAACCCTCAGCCGTATCCACTCCCATAACATACGAAGAATTTAATTCTGGATAAGTCCAAACTTCTAAACTCATACCCGAAACTCCACATGATTATGATTCCTCCACATGTAACCCATAGTTCCACGAGTTGTATGACGATCCATTTCCTGAAGAATATCTAAATCAAACACAGGATTACCTGACTTAACAAACGCTTCCTCAGGAGTCGTAGGATATTCTTGAGCTAGTTGCCAAGGCAACATGCTTGTTATCTTCTCCTGATACCAAGCATCTCCCCTATCTTCAGTTGCCGACCAAGGAAAAAACATAGGCGCAAACTTATTTGCGCCAGTCGTAGCACCAACCCAAAGCTGATGATAAAAATTCCCGCTACCATTCGCAGTGGAAAGACCAATAATACGACCACCAATATCAGCAACAGGCTCAATGGAAGCCCAAGCTTCCTCAGGATTAGGGAGAAACGCCCATTCATCCACGACAATAAGCGATGCTGATTCGCCACGAGCTGGGTCAGATGCTGATGGCATTGACGTAATAAGTGATCCATTATCAAATCCCATTCTTTGTTGATGTTCTACTAAAGATTTTGGTCCACGTTCTACCATCCATTCAGGCAAATGACGAAAACCGTATTTTGTTTTTTTCAATAACAAAACAGCTTCACGTTCAGTTCTGGACAAATCAATAATGTTTTGATCTGGATGAAAAAAAGCTAACCAAAATTGATGAGCCGCTACAAGCGTAGACCAACCAATCTGCCTAGCTTTCAACGTCAACGAATACCTGTGATCCCCCCAATGCTCTAACGCTTCAGCCTGAGCTGAACGTAAATCAAATAGAATACGACCATGAGCAGGATGCGCTATATGCCAATAGCTTTCCAAAAAATACTTTTCGTCTTTGCAACACTTACGCCACTCGGCTTCTTGCTTTAATTCTGATAGGGTATACGACATGTTACAAAACCTTTACTGGTACATGCCAGAAGCCATTATGCAAGAAGAAACTGACTTTATCGTTGAAGAAGGAGAGATACAAAAGAAAGTTCATGTTATGACTGGGGTTCACTACGGAAACAACGCAAACCGCAAATCCGAAGTAACTTGGTTAGATAATTCCACTGTAACACATTTACTGGAAGAAATAGTTTACGAAGCGAATGTGTCAGCAGGATGGGTGTTTGACCTTGTACGACCCGAACAAGTGCAATATACAACTTACACAAAAAACGGCGAATACGAATGGCACACTGATGGTAACACTGACAGATACGCCGCCAAACATTTAGTTCCCACTGCACAAACACCAATGCCATTAAACAAGACAACAAACCCCTTGCTTGCAGGGCTAGTTCGCAAACTTTCCGTGACAGTAAATTTAAGTTCCCCAGAAGATTACGAAGGCGGTACATTAGAGCTTCTTTTCAATGGAGCCAAACATGAATTTCCAAAACCACCGTATGGCTCTGCAATAGTTTTCCCTAGCTTTGTAACTCATAGAATAACTCCCATTACCAAAGGTGTCCGCAAAAGCGCAGTCATGTGGTTTAACGGACCGCCCATACGCTAACAATCCAACTGACTGTACTGGCGTTCATAAAAACCCCACTGCAACTCAGTCAATTTATCCAAATCCACATCTTCAATAGATTCCCAAAACATAGCGCACTCGTTATCAAGCACGTTGTTGTTATCATCGCCTGAGCAATCAGGCGCAAACATAAAAAGCGAAAAAATAGCAGTCGCTACACCAATTATGTTTTTGCCTATTTTAGTTAACGAACGACTTACCTTAGTAGTAGCCTCCGCAAATTCTTCTAAATCCCCTGCTAGATCGTCTAACAAAAAATCCCCCCATAAATTATTTTAATCTTCCATTCTTACCATGACCGTTCCTAGCCCGATTCGTATAAGAATCTTCAGGAACTATTTTGCCAGACTTAGTATGAGACATATCCCTACCAGTCATAGCCATCCCCAGTTTTTTAGCTTTGTAATTAGCCCTTCCCAACTCTCTACGCTTAGCCTTATTCTTAGGCTTAGCGTTATTTTTTTTATCATACTCAAGTTTATTTCTGTAACTTTCAGGATTCTTAGCATAATTACGCGCAGACTTCTTAGGATTAACAGACTTAGGCGAAGCCATTACCACTTAACCTTGTCAGCCCAATAAGCCGCAGAACAAACACCCTTCTGGATATTACTCCGATGCCTAGCCTTAAAAGACTTACGCCTAGCCATTTCCTTCTTAGTCCTAGGGTTCTTACCAGCACCCCGAACACCCTGCTGACCAAAACGAATAACCTTACCACCAGAACAACCATCCCCTTTAGCCAACACAACATGCGACTTCGTAGGATGATTAGGAGTACGTTTAGGCTTATTGTATCCCTCTAAACCTAATCTTTTTAAACGAGGGTCTTTCTTAGCCATTACTTTTTCTTCGCAGTCTTAGCGGCTTTCTTAAACGCTTTATCCGTAGGCGCGCCCTTAGCGCCTTTCTTACGCATACGCTCACCAGAACCTGCTTCAATACGTTTACGCTTTGCATGTATATTGGCATACAAACCAGAAGGTTTCTTTCCATTAGGCATTATTCACAACTTTCACATATCTCAGGGTTTTCCAACCCACATTCCAATACTTCATCATCATCAACTAAATCCCATTCATCAATCATAAACTCAGACATCTAGCCCCCTCATCAAAGATTCCAACTCAGCATGTAGCTCAACATCAGACAAACCAGACACCTCGCGCTCGTCATCCAACACCAACCTACGCTTAGGAGTAAACTTCTCAATGTACTGCAAATACAAAGAAGCCGCTTTCACATCACCATCAACAGCGGCTCTATGCAAAGCATCAACAACGCCCTGAGTCCTCTCAGGGTGGACATTTAACTCAGCCGCCCTACGGTCCCATTCACGGATAAACCTAGAGTCAGCTTTCCACCGCCGAACAGTACGCTCATTTACGTCATTAGCAACAGCCCAATCACGAGTCGTAGACGGTTCACGATTCTCCGACAACAGCCAATCTAAGTATGCCTTCCATTTGTCTGGCATAATTTGTTCGCCTGTATCAGGATCGGTTTTCCATCCTTTGCCTCCACCGTTTTGTGGCATTTTGTAACCTCCTAATTGTTACTTTTTTTGTCCCACAATACCTGTGGGACAAAGGTTATACATAGTAGGGGGGGGAGGAGGGCGCTCCCCCAGAGCGCCC